GCATCGCTCGTTGCATTAGTATTATAGTAGACAGAAGTATCGACTTCAACATAAAGATATTTAAGATCAATAATTTCGGGTTTGATACCAGCAATGGAATATTGTTTAAGTTGTCTAGAGATATCATCTTTTGTAATCTGTGAAAGGAACGAACCATTCTTAGGTTTGATGGAAATAAACACTTTTCCATACTCAGGTGGATCTAACTCCTCTCCACCGTAGGCAGTCACTGATTCAACGTTAGGATATACGAATGGAATTATCCCTGTGTAGTCGTTTGCGGTCACGGCACGGTATTGTGACGAGTATATACGAGGTGCCAAGTATTTGATTGAACTTACATCTTCAATTCCATCGCCATTTTCGGATTTTTGAGTTGTTGTAAGAACTGAAATACCAGAAGTAACAGTTGTGTCGGTATCATCTCTCAAAATACCAACAAATGAGAAGTTTCTTGCTCCATTTCCCAATCTTCCGTTGGTTACAATGTAAGTTACGGTAATAATTGCTCCAGCAGGCGGTTTTTTACCAATAATTCCATCTCCAAACAAGATTTCATACTGTTCATCTTCAATTTCTTGAATTAGGAACAATTTAGAGGTCGAATCGACTTGTAAAATGTTATTATACAGCGAATATATCTCATTTGTCGTAGATGAGACTGTAACACGAATAGAAGTCGTGTCAATATTTGCATTTGGAAGAATAAATCTCTGATTTGGTTGAGAATAATCAATCTGAAATGTTTTTTCGAGATATATTCCTTCGTAAATCTTTAAATTATCAAAAGTAGCAATATTATTTGTTCCAGTTGTTGCTACAAAGTCATCTGCAATGGAAAATATGTACGAACTTCCTTGTTGAACACCTAATGCAACTTGTCCAGCCTTCAAAGTTACAATTTTTGTGTCATTTGTACCCAAGTCTACACTAAAATTCACCACAGCTTGTGCAGATCTAGATGATCTTGGTACATAACCAATGTTTCTTGCTAGTGATACCACGTTTTCACGCAATGTTGCACTGTCAAGGAAACATTCATTGACTGCCATGTTAGTATTGTAAGCAGTAATGTATGAGTTATACGCTAAAAGATCAATTAGAGTTGAAAAGTTAGATCCCTCAAAGTCAAAATCAGCGAAATCACTGTTTACACGAAGGTAATCTTTAATTTGTGCCCTAAGAGATGCGAAATCTAGGTTTGTAAACTGGTTAAATGACATTATATCCTAGTTGATTGAAGAATAAATTCTATATTTTGTCTTGGAATAGCTAATCCAACGATATTATACCCAATAGTTACCGTTAATTCGTTAGTATCAAGTGGATATACCACTCTAACCTCAACACCTTTTACTCTGGGTTCAAAGTTTTCAAGTAAAAGTCGTATATCATCCTCTAAAACTTGTGCATTATCGGGATCTGCTTGCTCAAAGAGTGAATCTTCAATAGCACTACCTAATAAGTTATTATAAAAACGTTCGCCTATCCTAGTTCTGACTAAATTGGTCACAGATCTTTTGATCGCATCCTCATTTTCAAACACACCAATGTCATCCGTCACAGGATGGCGGGTAAATGTAAGACTTATATCCTTAAAAGGAGTACTTTGAAGGTTGCGTTCGTCAACTTTTGCCATTATTCCTCAAGAAGTTTCTTCTTTTTCTTATCATTTAGATGATCTCCTACGACTTCTCGCAAAATATCATCAGCTATCTCTTCCTCTGGACGAGGATTTTTGCCATTAATGTAAAAATCGTCGTAAGATTTGTCCCAATCTTCCATTCTAGTCATGATTTATGGTTTTGCTAACTCTATTTAGACACAAAAAAAGACCCTTTTGAGGGTCTTGTTAGTTTTTTGGATTCTTTTTAACCAGCAGCGAGTGGAGATTGGGAATCATTTGTGTTTGCAGCAGCTTTTTTTCTTGCTTGACCACTTACATCATACTGTCCAACTACACTTCCACTAGCGAATCCTTGGCTTTCTACATTATGGGGTGCCATTTTTGGATCTGAGTCTGCCATCTTTAACCTTTTTCTTTTTATTTATCTATTTGAGCTCTTAATCTGTCGGGAGAAATGCCTTCTGACATGTAAAAGTTCAATCTTGCCCTTGCCCCCTCTTTATCGAGACCTACATCTTGCTTCGGGTCGTTGACACACCACCCTGATGTGCCTAATTCAACGACATTGTACCTTACTTCACCATTTGCCATTATATAATCCTCGTTTTCTCGTGACCAACACGAATCTTAGGATCAATCCAGATCTCCATACCCGCTTCTTTTGCATCAAGACAGAATGAAACGTCCTCTCCACACATATCTTGTACATCACCTGATTCAAAGACTTGCATCTTAGGAGCAAACCAAGGATACTTCATCTCTGCATGTTCAAATACACCGTTCTTCACGAGTAACCAACCGAAACCAGTATAGTCAACTGTGAATGGTTTGCGTCTACGAGAGATTGACTCGATAGTTTCGTGATTCATCACTCCACCATTCTTAGCAAAGTCGTCTTCTTCTAGCCAATGTGCAACAGATGTTGTTTTGCCATCTTCTGTACAATACCAACCTCCAGCAATGTCCTTCTGCATCCATACTAAACGATAAAACTTTTCTGTATCGAATACGATGTCTGAGTCTATCCATAACTGCCAGTCATATTTTAGTTTTCCGTCCCAAGGTATCTGGTCTGGGCCTCTTAATACGTTTGCACCAAGGCATTTGCATCTTGCAAAGTTAACCATTGATGAGTAGTCCTGTGAGATCTGTATACTAGATCCATTCTGAACAAGGTCAAAGCATAGTTGTACGAAGTTCTTTAAAAATATATAAGAGACTCCTCTTCCTGGCAGACAGAAAACTATTGCTTTACCTTTCGCTAATGCCTTTGCCTCTTCTAAGTTAAAGTCATCTTCGACTTTCTTAGTTTTGGGAGCATTTGCTTTTACTGTAAATCCTTTAGCCATAACATGTTGTAATTACATAATTAGTATACCACGACAAATCACATTTGTCCATAGTGTTATATTATATAGTACTTTTTTATGAGCTCTTTTTGAGAAACTCCTGACTGTTACAGGGGCCTAGCGGCATTCCCTGTTCATAAATTCCTTTCAGAAGCATGCTGTTTATTGCAATGTCACCAGATACCGATAACCTTTTTTCTTCGGTTAAGAAATGGGGGTAAACCGCATGATACAGGTCACTTGGAAAGAGTAACATATGTCCTTCATTATATTCTTGTTCTAATTTCCAGTTTACTTTTCTCATTCTACCCAAGATATCAGTATAGGTTAGAATAAAATCTCCTGCTTCTGGATGCATTGTATCCATAACGTCTTGTTCTTCTTTTGCATTGGATGGAACTTTTAACCATACTACAAAAGAAAACACAGCATCATGATTGTGTAGTGCTTGATATTCTCCTATACCAGTATAATTTGCCCAGAACTTCTGGAAAGTTAAATCATGTATATGAGTTGATTTGAGTTTCTCAGGAACTCCATAATCTTCAATGTATTCCTGTACAACTTTGCTTATGACATCTTTTTGAAATCTATTATCATCATCTATTAACATCCATTGCTGTTTCGCATTGTCTGGTTCATACTTCTCTACCAGATGATGAAGATGGTCTAAATGATCTTTATCTAAGGTTACATCTAGAACTCCATAATTAGGCAGATTTATTTTCTTGGTTCTCATTTTTAATCACCTTTATTTCTTCTTTACGAAGTTCATCATTTGGATAGTTTTTAAAATACTCTTTTAGATATGCCAGTTTATGTTTTATATCTCCTACTGGAATATCTTCCATGACAAGATTATTGCCAATATAAACGTTATAGGTATTCATCTTCCCAAGTGGCCATCATATCCTCCAAGTCCTTACGGATGTCAGGATGATACATGAGATGATTATCATGTTCTAATCGGAAAGAGATCGATTCGTAGATATACTCTAGTTCCTTGACATCAAGGTCAATATTCATTGTTTCTTGTAATTCCATTATGTCATTATCTATACATTTGAGTTTTTACCACTTGCAGCTGCGTGTTCTTCTGGCCTGTCTGGATTAATTGGTTCAGTAGGTGACATACTATCAAAAACGATATCTCCAGCTAATGCAACACGATATTCAGTAGTTGTGTGGTGTGGGTATACAATATGATTTAGGTCGCTTGGAAAGAACAACATTTTACCTTCAGCACCTTTTCCCAAGACCCAGTTTCTTTTTTGATATTGTCCACATGTATCGGGATAACAAAGTACAAAGTCACTTGCCTCTGGTCTGAATCCAGCTTGAACCTGTCTTTCTTCTTCACCTTCAAATGGAATCTTAAGCCACACTACAAAGGTGAAAATTCCTTGATGATCATGTATGCTTTGATAATCTCCATCTTGAGATACACGACACCAGAAACGAGAGAAGGTAGGCAGATGATAGTGTGTTGATTTAAGTTTAAAAGGTGTTCCATATGTTTCAAAGTAACTTTGAGCAGCAGGCATCAGAACTTCGTTTTGAAAGAGTCCTTCATCATCACTAATAAAGAATTGTTTATCATCGATGTTATCAATACTTAGTAATCGGTTTCCTTCCCACTTTGCACCACGAGCATACTTATGAACTAACTTCCACAAGTAGTCAATATCTTTATCTTCTAGTTCACATTCAAGTACTCCGTAATTAGGTAGGTCTACGGCTTTAGGTTTCTTCATTTAGTTTCTCACGATACTTACGACGGCCATGCACTACCTTCTCCATTTGTGCATCAGAGTATCTAGTCGTATAATATCCCTTGTCAGCCAACTGCTTACTCGTATCGT